TAGTGCTAGCGAAGATATCATCATCACCTTTGCAAGAACTGGTGATATTGGTAATACCGGTTCTCAAGGTACAACCGGTTCGCAGGGTGGTACAGGTACGCAAGGCGCAACTGGAACTCAAGGTACCGTTGGTACAACCGGTTCACAAGGTACAACCGGTTCGCAGGGTGGTACAGGTACGCAAGGCGCAACTGGTTCTCAAGGTGCGACTGGTACACAGGGAACAACAGGTACGACTGGTTCACAGGGTACAACTGGTTCTCAAGGTGCGACAGGTACGCAAGGAACAACAGGTACGCAAGGCACAACTGGTACAACCGGATCACAAGGTACAACTGGTACAACCGGTAGCCAAGGCACAACTGGTACAACCGGATCACAAGGTACAACTGGCACAGGTACGCAAGGCGCCAATGGAACCAATGGTTCACAGGGTACTACTGGAACACAGGGTACTTCTGGAAGCACCACGTTTGGTATCCAGGGCGGTACAACAACGACCTATACGCCGTACTTGGCTGACGCTAACAGTGTTGTTGAAATGGGTGACACTATAAGTGTTACGTACTTTATGGTACCTACCGATGCGAACGTTGCCTATGCGCAAGGTACGCAGATTTCAGTAGCTCGTCGCGGATCGCAGAACGTTATTATTCAAGCAGCTAACACCGCGCAGACTACGATTCAATCGACTGGTGCGCAAGCAACCGCTCCGATTCTTCGTGCTCAATACAGCTCTGCAACTCTCCTAAAGGTAGCTAACAACCGCTGGTACGTCGTGGGCGACATCTCCTAAGCTACTTAAAAAGCAAGATCAGTAGTTAAAGGAGAGTGTCTTGCCTAATCTGATGCCTGGCTCAATTGCCTCGTCAATAACAGGTCATCTAACTCTTGCGCAAGCAATCTGGATCAATGGTAGAAATCAAGATGAAACGCTACGAAATCTTTTGCAATATGTAAACATCGCAACAACCGGCAACGCGGCAACCTGGGGTAGCGCATCGGCTGTCGGATATCAAGCAAGCGGTGCAGGATCATCCACTCGAGGAGTTGCGGCGATGGGTGTTTTAGGTAGTTTTACAATAACGGCGGCAATCGAATATATTACTTGGGCAACCACCGGCAACTCATCATCTTTCGGCAATTTAACATCAACGAGATATGGATTGGGCGCACTTTCAAATAGTACAAGAGCCGTTTTCGGCGGCGGATATACCGGCTCTCTTTCAAATACAATCGATTATATAACTATTGCAACGACCGGAAACGCAACATCTTTTGGCACAAGAACCGTCTCAACTTATGTAGTATCGGGATTGGCATCTCCAACTCGCGGAGTTTGGCTAGGTGGTTATCCTCAAACTTCAACGGTTGATTATGTGACTATTGCAACCACCGGAAACGCAACATCTTTTGGAACACCTTATCTCAATAGATATAACGGAAACAACGGCGGCGCGTCATCGGCAACACGCGGAATTTGGTTTGGCGGAGAGGCAAGTGGAACTACGAACTCAATCGAATATATCACCATCGCAACCACCGGAAACGGCACATCTTTTGGCACATTAGTCACCGCATCAGATTCGCCGGGATGTGCGTCATCAACCACTAGGGCGGTTATTGGCGGCGGCTCAGATGGATATTCAAATGAAAAAAATAGAATTGAATATGTAACAATCGCAACAACAGGAAATGGTACATCTTTTGGTACACTTCAATATGATGCAGGATATATTGGTTGTATGAGCAATGACAATGGGGGTATGTAATGGAATTAGAAACTTTAGATCTTAAATCTTATGTTGCACTTGATCCACAATATCAATCAATGCTGGATCACATCAAAAAGCATTCATTGGGAATATATGAAAACAGTCAAATCTTTGGCAAAGCCGCTTCACAATTTAAGAATGTGACTCTTGATGTAACGGAATTAACTGATTTTGGATCTATCAAACACATCTTGGCGGTTATTGAGCAGACCCGATGGGCATTAGAAGATGCACATTTTAATACTAAGAAAAAAGATATTGAATATCGTAGAAAAGTTCAACAGTTAGAAACGGCAGAAGGATTTGACAAAGAATTAATTGAAGTGGAATTAGCGGAAATGGAAGTCAAAAAGAAAAACTCAGAATTAACTATCAAGGCCGCCATTCGAAAGATGAGTTTTTTTGTGACTCAATATGAAGCAATCATGGAAAAGATGAATAAAACTGAATTGACTGAAATGGAATATGAATCAAATGAATCCCGTCATCATATTATGACTGCACTAAAGCAAGCCTTGTGCGCGGCTCGCGCTCACGGTGGAATTATTGATGAAGGCAATCACATATATCTTTTTGAATTAGGCATCAATGGGGCAGTTGTCCAACAAGAGATCTTTGCCTTATTAGAGCTGGAAAACAACATGCTTTCACTTAATGAAACACCAACACTTGATATGGTTATTCGTTGGATGAATATACTTGCAGATCGCTTTATTGATAATGGCATCAACTTTGCACATCAAAGAGGATTTGTAACATTGGATGAAAAATCTTTGACGATGGGAGATTCAAATGAATAAAGTTTTAATTTCATATGAGTTGACTACCGAAGGCACGATCCCCGAATATGTCATTGATGGTGGGTACTACCCCAACTATATTGATACAAAAATGATTCTTTTGGGTGCAGCTGATTCAGATTTGCAGTTTGATTCGACTGTCACCACATTTGAAAATGTCGATGAATTAGAAACTTATATTACAAGCTATACCGCTGGAGATAGATGGATGACTAGGGCACTTCACCCATCAGATGAGGGAGTAGCGTTTGATCCTAAAATAGCTGCTGACTATTTATGGGCAAAACTGTGACAGGCGGAGTAGATAATGCCTAATCTTATGCCTGGGATTATTGGCTCACGTTACGTTGCGCCGCCAGCAACAAGAGCAGTATTCGCCGGTGGAGATAAACAGGCGGTCAGCGTAAGACAATCCGCGATGCAGTATTTTGATGTTGGTACTCTTTCAAATTACACTTCATTTGGAAATCTCACTGCCGCCGCATATCTCTTTGCTGGATGTGGTTCGGCAACTCGCGGTGTGTTTTCCGGCGGAGCCGATGCGACAGTATTAAATACAATTCAATACATCACTATTGCTACAACTGGCAACGCAACAAGTTTTGGCACTTTAATAGCCGAACGATATGCGCCGGGAGCATTTTCAAGTTCGACAAGAGGTTGCATCGGTTTAGGAGTGGGTGGTCCACCTAATTATGTAAACATTGCAACCATTGAATATATAACTATTGCAACAACCGGCAACGGCACAAGTTTTGGGAATGCGACTTCGGCAAGAGGATATTTGTCAGGATTATCATCTACCACACGCGGAGTATTTGCTATGGGATACTCAACAACTGCATTTGATTATGTAACCATTGCAACAACTGGAAATGCAACAAGTTTCGGAAACTTTAGAACGACACAATACGCAAACGGCGGCGGCGGTAGTTCAACACGCGGTTTATTCTTTGGCGGTGATCCCGGTGCTCCACCAACTACAAACATTATTGATTATATTACTATTGCAACAACCGGAAACACGACAAGTTTTGGAACCATGACGGCCATAAAAGATGAACCTTGCGGAGCATCATCTCCAACAAGAGTTTTGATAGCAGGCGGTTCTTCTGCAAGTATTGCAACAAATGTTGTTGAATATGTAACCACCGCAACAACCGGCAACGGCACAAGTTTTGGTGATCTTGTGGAGGCGGTTCGCGGAATGGGCGCAGTGTCAAATGGCCACGGTGGACTATGACAAATTTTTTACTGAAGGAGATTGCATCGTGAGAAAAATGATTTTATACAAGTTAAATCCAGATGGCACAATTCCAGACTTCATTGATGAAGGTGGTTTCTATCCCACACAAGAAGCAGATTGGCAAGAGATGATTCTTGTGGGTATAACGATCTCAAATTATAATGAACTTCCAATAGTGGAATTTCTAACAAAAAATGATTTGCAAATGTATCTTGAAAATACATTTAAAGAATTAGAAGTACCTGATTTTTTAACGGGAGATAAAAAGCCATTTGATCCCACGTCAGCTGCTGACTATTTATGGGCAAAACTGTGACAAGCAGCTTAATTAAAACATTCTTTATTAGTAATAGCGTGGACGGGGTTGACCCACACCTGGTCTTCAATACCACCATTGATTCCGCCACTACCTTCATAAGAAACATCAGCTAAAACAAATCCTTGCTCTTTCATCCATTCTGAAATTTGAGTATTGTTCTTATGTGTGGGGTGCGTAGGATCCACTTCTGTCTCTAAATGAAAGACCTTGACGTCCTCGAGTCGATCACCAAACCCTTGTAGAACTTCCCAGGTGTAACCTTCTACGTCAATCTTTACAATATCTATTTCATCATCTATCTTTTGTTCTTCTAAAAAGGTATCCATGCGCGTCATAGGTACGGTAATAGTATTCACTATACCTTCAAACTGAGGTTCATTAGCGACCTTATTAGCGTAAATAGAAGAGCATCCCGCTACTGAAATATCGTCACTCACTACTTGTTGGAAAGTAGTTTTACCATCAACATCAGAAACTGCAGTGTGCACTACCTGCATTAAAGGGTATCTTTCCTGAGTTGACGCAACAGCGGTAGGGTTAGCGTCAATAGCAATAACAGTACTTGCCTTAAGTTTTCTAGCAAAATAAGAAGCGTCATCACCATCACGAGTGCCAATATCAATTATAGTAGAAGCATACGCGCCAAAGTACTTACGGTATTGTGTAACTACTGGCTCTAATGGAATAAATTGATCATCTGATCGTTTAATTCCAAACATCTGTAAACTAGCGTTTACTGCTTGATAAAACTCGTATGGCAGATCCATCTCCACTAATTGGAAGAGTAGTTTCTGCGACTCGTCTCTGCGCCCGATCCAGTAGGCACTTACAGCTTTTTGGAACTTAAGTCCAAATGATCCCGGGTATCCAGTAGGTGCAGGCAAGCGTGGAAACGTCTTTCCGTTAGTAAGAGTTAGCCCTATACTAGCTGACGAGTACGCATCTTGCCATTGCCCTTGAGTTTCACATAGTTGAGACATAAAGAAATACGCTTCTGGTCGTTCAGGTAGATACGTTAGCGCTTGTGAGATACTGTTATGAACCGTAGTTGCTCTATCTCCTTGACGCTTAAAGCACTGTGATGAGCGCAAAAGGGCTGTGTACACTACCTGCGGGTGACTTTCATAGCCGTATTCGGCTGCGCGTAGGTAGAATGAAATTGCTGAAGCAGTCTGGTGCAGCTCTTCATACTCTAAGGCAATAAGAAAGTTTTTATCTGGATTAAAAGGATCCTTAGATAGGTCAATTATTAGCTCTTCAATTTTCATATTTTGAAGCCTCTTCTATTAGTTCGTCGATAAGCACGCCAGGAACACGAAGAACGAACGCCGCGTTGTCTTGAAATCCAAAAGTAAGAAGAAGATCTTTTCCAAGAATAGCTGCCCCTACACAAAATTCAATCTTTGCATCGAGAAAAGAAAATACTTTAGATAAACCTACAAAGTTAAAGTCCTTATCCCAGACAATCACACGGTGTCTGTATATCCCGTCTCTTTGACTAAGATAGTTAAAAAATATTTTTACTTCGTGAGGAAAAGAAATATAGTACTCGCCCCAGCGTATTACCTGTGAGCCTCCTCGTTGGTCTCCTGGAGAAGGTGGCGTATCTACAACACGCACCTGTTCGCACTTAGGCTCATTAGGATCAGCCTTTATAATTTCTGTAGGCATAGACCATTTAACAAAGTGATAAGGCTTATCTAAGATAGGCACCCAGTTTTTCTCGCAATACGAAACTGTGTCTAGTGGTGTTGGTATGCGTACACGATGAGTTTCTTTAACCTTCCATTGAGTCTTATCAATTTCGATACGACTGTACTCCATGCGACCTTCACCGTCTTCTGTGGTGTCTCTTCTTACACCAATCGCATAGTAGTCGCCGTCCCATTGAACAAGACGACAGTCTTCTAATCCATGGAACTCCCATATCGGAGTGTGTAGTTCCAGCATCTCAAGAAGAGCATAGTCAGTAACTTCAAGATCCTTATTTAGTCGACAAATATAGTTTTCTGTTATAAGATGCGCATCTTTCTCCGGGTGCAAGTACGCTAATGGTCCCCACGGCGAATGGAATCTTTGTGTATTTTCTGAATGGTAAAGCGTGTAATTAACGTGCCGTAAGTTAACAAGAATATCACCATCATCGTCAATAAAAATCGAAGGATTCATCAACCCGGTACCAGCAGTCAGCCCGTCTGGGATAACAATAGGCGCTAATTTTCCGCCATACTCGACTGCTCTTTGCACCAAGTTCATGCAGTGATCTTATCATATGAGTAGCAAAAAAGACTCGAGCTAGACTAGACACACGCCTTTTATAAGTAACATAATAAGACCAAGTTATAAGTAACTTCCCTAGATATATATGATATTATTATCTAGTAAACAAGTGTCTTATTCTTACTGCTTCTTTTAGGGCTAATTAAGATGCTTAGTGCGCTTTAGCCTGTTTTCTAAGGTAAAAAGAGGAAGGCAGTAATAAATACATGTATAGAACACGGCGTATAATAAAAACATGTCAGCACTAGACTTTCCTAACTCTCCTTCAGTAAACGCTACCTACACTGCGGCTGGTTTAACATGGACATGGGACGGCACTACTTGGAATAGCACTCGCTCCGTTGCTGTAGGCCCAACTGGGCCAACTGGCGCGCAAGGAACTACTGGTGCACAAGGCACAACGGGTACAACTGGTTCACAAGGTGTAACTGGTACGCAAGGTGGTACTGGTAGCCAAGGTACTACAGGAACTACAGGTTCACAAGGAACTACAGGTACAACAGGTGTACAGGGAACCACTGGTACGCAAGGCACGATTGGCCAAAACGGCAACTTTGGTGGCGCAACTTTTGACTACACATTCAGTACCACGACTGCCTCCTCTGACCCCGGCACTGGTAACCTTCGCTTTAATAATGCCACTCCAGCATCTGCAACCGCAATGTACATTGATAGCAGCAACGACGCGTCTACTGACCTTTCCTCTTTCTTAAATACTATTGATGATTCAACATCAACAATCAAGGGTCACTTCCGTGTCTCAAAGAAGTTTGATGATAGTGTATTCAAGCTATACACGATCGCATCTTTAACAGATAACACGGGCTGGTTCACAGTAAACTGTTCATACGTTTCAGGTAATGGCACTCTATCAAACTCTGATGACATCGTAGTTACTTTTGCTCGTACTGGTGATATGGGTTCTACTGGTTCACAAGGCACAACCGGTTCTCAAGGAACAACTGGTTCACAAGGCGCAACAGGCACTCAAGGCGCAACTGGAACACAAGGAACAACTGGTGCTGGTACACAGGGTACAACAGGCAGCCAGGGTACGACAGGTACACAAGGAACGACAGGTACACAGGGAACGACAGGCACAGCCGGAAGTGCAACGGTTGGTCAATTTACTTATACTGCAACTGCTGCTCAAACCAGCGTATCTGGTCCAGATGATAACGCAAATACACTTTCTTATACCGTTGGTCAAGAGCAGGTGTATGTAAACGGAAACCTTTTAGTTCGTAACAGCGATTACACTGCTACAACTGGTACAAGCATTACTGCGCTAAGCGCACTTGCTGCAAGTGATATTGTTTCAGTAGTAGCCTTTGGAACCTTTAACGTTGCAAACGCAGTACTATTAAGTAATTATCCTGCTAAAGGAACAGTAGTTGCTGGCACAGGAGCAAGCACTATTGGTTCTCTTGCAGTTGGAACTAACGGACAATACCTTCAAGCAGATTCCGCTCAGATAACAGGGTTGGCTTGGTCAAGCATATCTGGTTACTCAGCACCTACTCTTGGTTCAACTGTAATCAACTCTGGTGCAACAGTAACTACAATCGCTGGTTTAACTTTGACATCTCCAGCAATTAGTACCTACACAACAGCAGGTGATTTAGTCTATGGTTCTGGTTCTGGTGCAATAACTAGACTAGGCATAGGTTCAAGCACACAGGTTCTAACAGTTTCCGGTGGTGTGCCTACTTGGGCAGCCGGTGGTTCAGCAGCAGATAATGACCAACCAATTCTAGCCTCTCAGATATTCGGATAAGGAAAACGCAATGGCAACGTTTACAAAAACACTTCTTAGTGGTTCAACAAATGGCAAGGCTATTTTGGTCGCTGCTACTGCTACCGCAGGAACAACTATCCATACCGCAGTAAGCGGTAGCGCATCCCTTGATGAGATTTGGCTATACGCTCATAACTCATCTGCATCAACAGTTAAACTTACCCTTGAATGGGGAGAGGCAACTGCACCTAATGGCAACATTGAAATTAACATTGGTGCCGAAGGTACCGGACTTGTCCTTGTATCACCCGGAATTTTATTGCAAAACTCATTGGTAATTAAAGCATTCGCTGGAACTGCTAACGTTGTAACCCTTACAGGCTATGTGAATCGGATTGCATAATGTCAAGATACGGACAACAAACTAGATTAACTGGTGCTACTGGTGCCAACACCGTCAATTATTGGTTTGGTGGTGGTTTTTTTGATGTAGGTAGAGTTGAAGCTTTAGTTGTTGCTGGAGGCGCTGGTGCTGGAGGTAACCGCTCAGGCGGAGGAGGCGCTGGTGGATTAGTTGAACACTCAGGTTCGGCAGTTTCACTTTCAACAAATTACACAGTAACCGTAGGTGCTGGCAGCTCAGGAAATAGTTCTACAAGCAATGTTGGCTCAAACGGTAGCAACTCTGTATTTTCAGACATAACTGCTCTTGGTGGTGGTTTTTCAGGAACTAACGGAGGCTCAGGTGGTGGTGGTTTTGGACAAAGTTCAAATGGTGCGCCTGGAGCTGCTACACAAGGTACATCAGGTGGTGGTACTGGATTTGGTTTTGCTGGTGGTCAGGCTAGCGCCTCATCAGGCTCGGGTGGAGGTGGCGCAGGTGGTGTAGGTACTGGCGGCACTGGCGCAGATAATAATGCTGGAGGTGGCGCAGGTGGTGTAGGTCGTGCTAATTCTATTACAGGCGCATCAGTCACTTATGCGGTTGGTGGTCGCGGTGGACACTCAAACGATAGCGGAACTCCTGCTAATGCAGCTGCCAATACAGGTAATGGTGGCTCTGCTGGTTCGGGACAAACTGTTGCTTCCAATGGCGCTAATGGTGGCTCAGGAATTGTTGTTCTTAAATATTTAACGACACTTGGAACAATTACTATTGGTGCAGGTTTAACAGGCACAACAGCAACAAGCGGTAGCTATAAGATAACAACAATAACTGCTGGCACAGGAAATGTGAGTTGGGCATAATGGCACATTACGCATTTTTAGATTCTAATAATGTAGTTACTGAAGTTATTACTGGTATTGATGAAACTGAACTTATTGAAGGTTTAGATACTGAAACTTGGTACGGCAACTTTAGAGGTCAAACCTGCAAGCGCACAAGTTACAATGGCAATATACGCAAACAGTATTGCGGAGTAGGTTACTCATACAATCCTGATGCAGATGTATTTGTAGCCCCACAACCTTTTGCATCTTGGTCACTAGACAGTAACTTTGATTGGCAACCTCCAGTTGCTTACCCAACAGATGATAAGTTCTACACTTGGTCAGAGGATGACCTTAATTGGAAAGAGGTAGTCAATGACTAAGTCCAGAACTAACGCAGACAACGCTGCTGCTGACATATTAGGCGTAACAGCCGGTACTGGTATTAGTGGTGGTGGTACCTCTGGTACTGTTTCTGTAGCCATTGATACTGCTACTACTGTAGATAAGACTACTGCTCAGACCTTAACTAACAAGACTCTGACCACACCAATTATCTCTAGCATCAGCAATACAGGTACATTAACTTTGCCTACATCTACTGATACTTTGGTTGGCAAAGCAACTACAGATACTTTAACTAATAAAACTTTGTCCGCAGCAACTTTGACTAGCACATTAACTGCTGGTGGTGGAGTAGGTACAAATGGACAAGTTTTAAAATCTACTGGTAGCGGTGTTCAGTGGGCAACCGCACAAGGTGAGTCTTTTAGTCCACTATTACTAATGGGAGCATAAATGGCAACAGCATATAAAGTACTAGGTCGTAAGGCTTCTGCAGCAACAACTGCTGAAACTCTTTACGAGGTACCAGCATCAACAGAAGCAGTAGTTTCTACTATTGTTATTGCAAATATCTCTGCGTCAAACAGAACTTATCGGTTGGCAGTAAAACCTACTACTGCTACTACTCTGGCAAACGAACACTATCTTGCATATGATGTAGCAGTTGCTGCTAATGATTCAGTTGCATTAACATTAGGTATTACTCTGGCTGCAACAAATATTATTATTTGCTATGCAAGTGCTGCAAGTTCTTTAACATTTACAGCATTTGGCACAGAAATCACTGCATAGTTATGGCAATAAGACGTTTTAAAACTTCTTCTTTAACTAATAACCTTCCTAGGTATGGAAAAATGTGGGACCAAACTACCGATTTTAAATTCAAAAGAGCATTTATTATAGGTGCAAGTACTGGATTTTATTATACGGAAGATGGAACAACTTGGACTAGTACTACATATCCATTTCCAACTCGTAGTATAAATGATGGTGCTGGATACTCATGGTGTATTTGTTTAAAAAATGGAACAATGTTTGCTACAGGTACAAACAGTTCTACCTCTTCTTGGATTTATAAAAGCGATGATGGCATTACTTGGACCTCTGTAACTCCACCTAGAACTGGAAGTGCTGGTGATGGTTATTTTGCTTTGAACCGAGGCAACGGGGCATATGCAAGTCGTTTATATGTTTTTAATGTTGGTGGAAGTACTGCTGCTTGGTATTCAGATGACAATGGTGACAACTGGACTTCTATGTCTAATAACCTTACAACTTGGAGTTATCCTTCAACAGGAGATAATTATATTGTCAACTATCCTTACATATATAATCCTACATATTATGATTATGCAAGTGTTTCTAGCCCAGCAACTTATACTCGGTCAAGTACTGTAGGAGTTGCTCCTAATTATATGTTAGGTTCTGTATATGCCAATAATAGTCATTTTGTTGGCAGTGCTTATGGTGGAGGTAGCCTTAGAGCACAAGTAATGATAAGTGACACTACAATTACAAGTTATAGTGTTGGCTCAGTTGGGGACGGTAATAATACTGTAATATGCGATTTTTCATCATTTGGGTATATCTATGGTTATGCTGGCTCAACTTCATTGTGCTATAATGTCAATACTTCAGCAAGTTCTATGACAGCAATAAGTGGTAGTTATCGCGCTAAAAAAGGAAGTTATTTTAAAGGAACAGACGGTATTGGACGTATGTATCTTGGTGGAAACGTTGCTACTTCTAACATGCATATAATTGCCAGTGCTCCAACTACTTTAACTGCAATAACATATCCTATAGCACCAACATTTTTTCTTGCCAATCCAGACCCATTAGTTTACTCATAGAAAGAAAAATAATGACCCATTATAAAGTAGATGAATTAAATACAGTTCGTTGTTGGGAATCAGAGGAAGCCTCTCTAACCACATCGCCATTCTTGCTTCAACCACATTACCCTAACGGTGATGCGTTTGAAACTCAAGAAGATGCAATCTTTTGGGCTGAACAATTTGTTGCTTTTCATACTGATACTACCAATACTCTTCCGCATCCACCTGATAAAAAAAATGGTGAATTGATTGTGCCTCCATCTAAAGAAGAAATAAGTAAAATGGAGTTTCAAGCCAATTTAAATAGATTTGGTTGGGACCCAGAAATGATACGAGAAGTATTAAACGGCAACTAATAATGTCTTTACTGACAGGCAGTTGTATAGACGACTACCTAAGTAGATTACTGCAGCACCAGCGCGGCGCATAAAACATGTACTAAGTGCACAATTTTATGTTAGGATGCGCTTATGTCTATTAACGTATCCATTGTAGGTGCCGTTTGAACCTTGTACAAAACGTCGTAAGTAACGGTGGACGTCTGCGTCCATTAATCATACCTTCATCTATAACTGCTGGCACAGGTCTAATGAACCCTTCCATTTTTATAGATGACGACGGAGATATTTTATGCATTCTACGTCATATAAACTACACGCTATACCATGCTGAACACGAACAACGTTTTCCCAGTGTGTGGGGACCATTAGCGTACTTGCACCCAGAAGAAGACCAAAGACTTGTTACAACAAACTACTTGTGCAGACTAGACTCTGATCTCAATATCACAGATTATTGTTTAATAGACACATCTAAACTTGATGTAAAACCAATATGGACTTTTGTTGGTGAAGAAGACGCTAGGCTAGTAAAATGGGATGGTAAATACTATGCTACTGGCGTTAGACGCGACACAACAACAACCGGCCAAGGTAGAATGGAATTATCAGAAATAAAAATAGACAAAAAGAAATGGACAGCAAAAGAAGTATCTAGAATTAGAATACCTCCACCAGTAGATCTTGAAGCATACTGCGAAAAAAACTGGATGCCAGTGCTTGATAAACCATACCACTTTGTTAAATGGTCATCTCCTACAGAACTTATAAAAACGTACCCAGATCTTCCAGAACGCTGCGAGCAGATATCTGTAAAAGAAGGAGTAGTACCTTCCGCAGACCAACGAGGAGGCTCACAGGTAATACGCTGGGGCAACAAGTACATAGCATTAGCTCACGAAGTTGTCTTATACAAGAACTACATGAAACAGAAAAATGCTACGTACAGACACAGACTTCTTATATGGGATGATAAGTTTACACTTATCGGACTTTCACCGCAATCATTCTCTTTTCTAGACGCTCAAATAGAATTTGCAGCAGGTATGGCAGTCCACAACAAAGACGTACTAATAACCTTCGGATTTCAAGACAATGCTGCGTTTATTTTAAGAGTGCCTAACGACATTATTGAAAGTATGATCAAGGAGGCTCTTGCTTATGGAGGAGTATAACAAAATAGACGATCTAGTCGTTGAACTTTCTAATGATCCTTTTAATCCTCGAATTAACTTGTCACTTGCTATCGAGTACGAAAAAATTGATCAAACCGCATCAGCTGTTTCTTTTTACTTAAGAACTGCTGAGTATGGCTACTACTCGCACAGAGAACACGTGTACGCCTCCTTATTGAAGTCTGCCCAGTGCTTTGAAAATCAGAAAAATAGAGATAGCACAGTGCATAACCTTATTCTAAAAGCAGTAGCATACGAACCTACAAGGGCAGAAGCTTGGTTCTTCTTATCAAGGTACTATGAAAAGAATGCTAAATGGCAAGAGTCGTACACCGCAGCAGAGACTGGTCTTAGCAGAGTAACTCACGCGCAAGCACCTCTACCATTAGATATAAAGTGTCCAGGAGTTATCGGGCTACTATTTCAAAAAGCTATTGCCGCGTGGTGGATCGGTCGACAAGACGAGAGTAGCGAAATACTTATAAATCTAAACAAGGAATCGCTACCAAAGATGTATGAAGATGCAGTTAAATACAATATGAACAGACTAAATATTTTAGAAGAAGAAATAGCGGAATCTAATCTACTAGATAAGTATCTAAAAAATGGATTTTTTCAAGTACCAGGTTGGGTTGTAAGAACACTTCCAGAGTTTATGAAGGTTCTAAAAAACGTAGAGTGGAACAATTCAGGTGGCGTTGCTGAAATTGGTGTATATATGGGTAGGTTTTTCTTACTTCTTAGAGCACTGATAGACACTCCAGAAAAGTCTTATGGAATAGACGTGTTTGAAGAACAACATCTAAACATTGACTATAGTGGAACAAACTTGGCAAGAAAAAATATATTTGAAGATAACGTAAGTAATTTTGACGCGCACGGTGGAAAAGGCGTTGTGCCAATACAAGGAGACTCGACGTCTAGTGAAATGCATAAAAGACTAGATAGAATTATTCCTTCAGGCTCTATACGATTCTTCTCAATTGATGGCGGCCATACTAAGGTACATACGATAAATGATTTAAGATTAGCAGAAAAGTACATCAGCGATTCTGGAGTAGTAATATTAGACGATATTCTTCATCAGCACTGGTTCGGTGTTGTAGATGGAGCTTTAGAATATTTAAGGAACTTCCCAACTCTTACACCGTTTGCTCTTGGTCACAACAAGCTGTTCTTGTGCAAATACTCATGTCACTCAAAGTATCTTAAAGAAGTAGAAAAAAGTGGACACGGTCAACGACTTATCACTATAATGGGACATGAAGTATGGGCAGTAGAGAAAATAAACGTTCAGTAAATATCAGTTAGGATACCATCACAGATGAAAGTAGCAGTTTACGCAATTGCATTAAACGAAGAGCAGTTCGTGCAACGCTGGCACAACTCAGCAAAAGACGCTGACTACATTCTTATTGCTGATACTGGATCTACGGATGCTACAATAGAAAAAGCACTAGGGCTCGGAATAAATGTTTTCTCAGTATCAGTAAAACCTTGGAGATTCGATGTTGCAAGAAATGCTTCTTTAGCGCTACTGCCAGACGATATCGATTACTGCATTGCATTAGATATGGACGAAGTACTTATCGCAGGCTGGAGAGAAGAACTAGAAATTGCGCACTCGCAGAACTGGACGCGTCCAAGGTACTCGTATACTTGGAATTGGAATGATGACGGTACTCCTGGACTAACGTATGGTGGAGACAAGATACATAAAAGAAATGGCTACATGTGGAAACATCCAGTGCACGAAGTGTTAAGAACAGACAGAATTATAGAAATTCAAGGATGGACAGGTTTACAAATTCATCATCATGCAGACGACTCTAAGTCGCGCTCGCAGTACATGCCTCTTCTACAACTTTCTGTAGAAGAAGATCCTAGTGACGACAGAAACGCTTTTTACTACGCTAGAGAACTTTTTAACTACAATGTGCTAGGTAAAGCTGCAGAAGAATTCAAAAGACATCTTTCTCTTCCTAGAGCTTTATGGCCACCAGAAAGAGCAGCGTCAATGCGGTATCTTGCTAAGTGTCTACCAGAAGAAGCTGAGCATTGGTTAAAAATGGCAGTAGAAGAAGCTCCAGGTAGAAGAGAAGCTATTGTCGATTTAGCTCAGCACTATTACGAAAATAAGCAGTGGGAAGACTCTCTCAAGTATGCGGAGATGGCGTTGGAGATAAAAGATAAACCATTAGAATTTCTTTGCGAAGCGTACGCTTGGGGAGCAGCTCCGTTTGACTTTGCATCTATAGCTGCTTACAATCTAAAAATGTACGATAAAGGTATTATCTATGCTAATGAAGCTATTAAAATAGAACCAGATAACGAGAGACTAAAAAATAACTTAGCACTCTCCGTCAAAGCTACAGAAGATGACGATCAGAAGGCAAAGCCAAAGAAGCTAACCTAGTCTTTAGAGAACTTTTCTTTTCGTTTTTTTAGTTTTTCTTCTCTTCCATCGTGATACGCGTTTACTGCGTTAGCGCTTGTTCTACTTTTCCAAGAAAAATCACAGTCGCTACACACGACTACTTTTACAGTATTCCATCGTCCACCGCCAGGAACATCAACTACTATAACGTAGAGACGATTAGGTCTAGCTGAGCAGAGCGGGCATTGAGGATAGCGTTCCCTACGAGATTCTTGACCATTCCACGAGACTGAAAGAGCTCTTCTAATTTCTCCGTCATCTTTTCCTCCCCAGATTCCCCAGATCTGTCTGTGCTCAAGTGCCCACTTTAGACATTCTTTTCTTACTGGACACGAGAAACAAAGATTTTTTGCTTGATACTTTTCAGCAGGATCAGTTGAAAAAAAGTAGTCTCTTATTTTTTCATTTTCTTTCCTTGAGCATGCTGAATCTTTTTGCCATGTAAGATCACCGGGATTTAGACTCACTTATACTATCTCCACCCAGGTAATGAAGATAACATCGTCTACATAGTCGCCTTCTCTTGTTTCCCCGTTCTCGTCGCATACGGAAAAATCAATTTCGCTATCTACTGCGCCAGCGTACCCGTAAGCCACATGCGATTTGTCTAAAGAAGAAAAGCTTTCTCCAAGAGATGAAAATACTCCGTCTCTTTGTATTGCAGAGGCTAAGGCGCGTCTAATTACCTCATTTTCAATATCAACGTGTTCTTCTGTAAAAAAGATAGTAGAATTATCGTGAAGAGGTTCATGCCCTTCTCCAGTCCATTCTTTCCACAAAAGTTCGCCTATACGCGAGTCCTTCACAGCTATGCTCCTTACGCCAGTAAGGACCATTGTATATCGAGTAGAAATAGAATGTACGGTATAGAGCAAATTTTTACAACGTGTTACTACCCTAGCATGCTAGTGAAAGTGTCTCCAATCACCTTAGAGACGTTGTGTTTTTGACTAAAAGTTAGTTACGCAGCGTTATATGTACCTAAATACATATCTCCTTGTGTGTCTGGCCACAGATACTGATAGTACTTTGGTTTCTCTCCAGTGTCTTCTTTCCAGTTAAACTTAGAGTACCATTCATAATTTTTATATAATAGTGCTACTCTATGAGTAGCAGCAAGCTCTTCGTATTTTTTCGTGTCTTGCATCCAACTAGGAAGAGTAAGACTTTGCGATATAGAGCCAGACATAACAGCAATATCGTACGTTTTATATATTTTAACAAGCATAGTAGATTTGAAGCCTCGGCTAATCCATTCAAAGTATGTAGCTGAAAGATACGAAACAAGAGCAGTCTCGTGTCCTCGCCACATCTTCGTGGCTGGATGATTTGCCCAACCCTTAGGGTCTCTGTAATTACCTTGTGGGTCTAACTTAGTTATTGCAAGAAGAATTTGCCATCCTTCTAGAGTTTGTTTGTTTAAGCGCTTATTATCAAGCTCTTTTGCTATGTGCTTGAATGAACTAGTTTGCGGTAGAAATGTTTGCATTAGTTGTATTTTCCGTCCTTTTTGTCATTACGTATATATTCTATAATATCACAAGTTATCTTCTTCGTCTATTATATCTGTGTAATGCTGAAGTATATCCATATTAGAAGTGTATATTCCAACAACTGTTACTTCTCCGCAAGAGTAGCACTCATTTACCTCTGGCGATAGCTCCATAGGCACTTTTACCCCTATTAAACGAGAAACTAATTTGCCGTCTTGACTGACACTTTCTGGCTCCCAAAAACTGTTATTGTTTATCCAGCATTTTTCACAAACAGGAACAAACTCTTCTTCGTACTCTTCTTCGTCGCCATAGCTATCTAGACTCATAAAACGCTAGTCTTATCTTCCAATGAGTACCATTTTTTCTTCACCGCATGACGAGAAAAACCTTTATCAGTCTCGATAAGATACTCTCTGTCACCTATAAGAACCGCGTCGTCTCCTTGAGGATTACCATTCAAAGAATCTTTTATGCCCTTAGCGAGCCACGAGGCGGCTTGTACGGGTACCGCCTTGCCCCATACCGCACGAAGAGCGCTGTAGTCACGGGATTCTGAAATATTCCATTCATCAGGAAGACCTTGCATACGCGCTGATTCTCTGTGCGTTATCAATCTTGGTTCAGTAGGGTGAACGACATGCTCAAGAGCCGAGCCAGTGAGAACGTTGCACCAGTGGTCTTCCTTCCAGCGATACGGCTGCGAGAATCCAAGCTTAAAGTTTTTTCTGATAACACGTGGAGAAATATCAATCCACTTCTGAGGAAATTCTCCATTATTAAGTTCTACTGCTTTTTTAAGAGCTCCGCCAAGATCTCCGTTTCCTTCCCAACCTTCATTTCCAATAATGTCAAACACCTCTTGCACTCTTTGCGCGTGTATGTTCTCAACCCCAATGTGGCCGTCAACAAACCCGTCCTTTGAGATTAAGTGCTTTACCCACTTTGAAGAAGGAGAAGTGTACCGTTGCTTATTCCATGTATGAGGCAGTTTAGCAAGATCTCCAATAATATCCATTATTCTTGGGAGCTCTTCTGGTTCGTTAAGAGGTATTGACAACTTTAGACCAGTTTCTACTGCTACCCAGAAGTACCTTGGTCTGTACGAAAATCCACCAACTTGTAGATTATTTTCTTTTACGTGGTAAAGATCGTATTTTCTACCTGATATCTCTTCTACCATGCTTCGGTACTTAAGCATAGCGTCTCTTCCTTGATTGTATGCCTGTTGTACACACTCGAAAACAATGGCGCGAGGCTTTACTCGTCCCGCGTACTTCATGAACGCCACGGTATGCTCGTGCGCCTTTGAGTCAGGTCCTCTATTAGCGGGACCAGACCAGACGGACCAACCAGAGCAAGGAGGACACCCGAGAACAATATCTGCTTTCTGTAAGGGCCACTCATTAGGTTCTTCAGAAAAATAACTTGACCAATTGTTTCCAAGAAGATGTCGATTATTTTGAGCTACAACATTCCCAAAGTCAAGAGTGCCTGTACGAAATAGCATTTCCATATCATTTTGAACAAAGCCAAGACTCATGAAAGCGGCAAGACCATTACAGTCTATAAAACTTAGCTTACTCAAGGGACGCGCCTTTCGTACAATACATACTCTAACCCTATACTACTAACGCGCAGAACGAGTGGTAAACTAAGAAGAAATGTTAGCTTGTTTTTCTAAGAAGATCATGCCTACTTCGTATCCGCATCCAGCGTAGCCAGCCACATCTATCCAAGTGTCACCTTGGAACCCTGACTTAGAAGCGTATCGTGCTACCTTTAGTCCAATCATCATCATAGCTACATCTTCGCTAGTGACAGCAGAACCAAGTATAACAGACCAAATCTTTGCTATTCGATCAAAGTTTTCTTCAGGGCCGCCGTACTGTATGTCTCTTTCACCAGAGATAATTTTTGCTGCTTCTCTTAAAGCTTCTACCCTATACTTTACTGGTTCTTCAGATGACATCTTACTGTGCCTCTTCCATTTTTGCTCGTATTGTTACTTTAGCTACCATATCACTTTCTAATGTGCCCTCTGCATCGCTAACTTGTAGCTCGGTGTCGTACGGGAGATCTGCACTATCATCATTAATATATTTTTTCCATCTAGTGGTCGCGTTAGACACGATTTCTTTTACATTTTTACCAGTTACAGTAAATTGCACTGTGGATCTCACTAGCCTATTCTTTTCTGTATTTGGTGAGGAGAGTAGTGCGAGCCGTCTAGTATTGGAAGTTTATCATCTGTAGATTTCACGATGATATCTCCAAAACGGACTCCTACAACTTTTCCGCGTCTGCCATTATGAAGTACACCAGTCGAACCGTCATACGCATCGTTCTTAACACGTACTTCATCACCAACACTTATAAACCCTGGTCTAGCGTCTTCCCATTTCTCATCTTTTTTCTCTGGAACAACTGAGTGCGTTAGCGCTAGTTGAGAGAATAAGCTAACTACTTCTTTTGCAGCTTGCGGTGAAACATTTATTTTTTCCCATGTTTCTAGTAATTTAAGAAGAGCGTTACCTACTCCAACTTTTACTCGTGCTTCTTGCATTTGAGAGCGCACCCACTCATAATTTACTTCAGGCATGTGTGTTATCCTTCTTTCTTTTCCGGTGAGCATTTAGCGCACACGTCATTTTCGTTACCTACACCAACATCATCTATTGCTCGTGTACATACGCGACATTTTACTCCTACTTCTTTTACTTTGTATCCATCTAGTTGACGTTTTCTATTTTTTTCCATTTTTTCTACATAAAATGCGTCTAGTACTTCGTCTGTTCCCCCGGCCGCAACGATGATATTTGCAACAAAATGAAGAACATCAACAGCTTCTTTTATAATTTCTTCTCTATCAGCATACGGATCGTCATGCTGCCATGGCTTCCATGAGATTGCTTGACGCATCTCTGCCAGCTCATCATCAATAGCTAGCATATTCCAGCGCATGTACTCGACTAAGTTTCGTATGTTTTCTGGCGTGTCACCTTCTAGTTTTTCATAGTCAATTCGATACACGCTTTTTTGTAGATCTTTTGTTTTTTCTAACCATGTATTAAAAAGTATTCCCATGCTATTTTGCCCCTTTCTTACTGTATAAGCCAAGAGAGTTGTGCAGTGCTACTGCAGCATCTCTTCTTGATGGTATGCTTTTTACGTATGCTTCTCTCTGCTGGTACGCAAGTGCTACTCTGTCTTCTTCAGAAAGATCTTCTATTTTTGCTGCAAGATACGTCCATGAATCTCCTAGTACGCTGCTTTCTTGCCACTTGGTGGCAATAGGAGTAAGAGAATTAAGACACTGCGGTATTCTGTAACTCCACCATGTTCCGTTTTGATGAGGAGTGACAAGCGCTCCTATTCCACTCGCTATTTGTGCAAGCACTTGCGCGTCAGTCCAGCCCTTGTGCCACTTCATCGGAACTGTAGGACTTGCTAATGTTGCTGCAGTAGATTTTATCCATGGAGTAGAATAGTTCTCTACTACCCATTTTTCTCTTCTTTCTATCTCTATAACATCTTGATTAGACAGTAAATACGAGTCAATATTTATAGCTGTAAGTGAATCTCTGGCTAGTTCTGGTAACTGTTTTTTAACAGATTCTACGTCGCCCCACGGAAGAGAAGGGTACAGCGTTACTGGCCATTTCTCGTTTAGTAAGTAATCTATAACGTCTATAAGACTGTCTAACACAGTTGGCTGCGTTGCGTAAGAAAAACTTTTTCTGTACGAATAGAAAGGCTTAGTCAAATTATCTGGAGTCTTACTTATTGCTTTTAGGCTAGAAGTAATTCGCGTAGGCTCTGGAGCATCAATGAGTAGCCTAAGTTTTGGAGACTCTAGCATAACGTCAATTACACTAAGAGCGCCATAGACTCTATTAGCACTTAAGCTAGTTAAAGGGCTTATACCTACCAGTACAGAATCGTATTCTTCTAAGTCTTTACTATTCCATGAAACGTCTGGGTCTTCTTGAGTTACTGTGTGCCCTTGTTCCTCAAGAACTTTAACTATTGCACCCGCAAAAGAAAGAGACCTGGTATTTGCTTCCTTAGATGCGTGAGATGCTGACATCCCGGTGACTAGTACTTTACTCATGCGACAGTCCCGTCTGCGTTTAGCTCTAATCCTTTATCTTCTAGTACTGCGCGTTCAACAATACTATTGCAGTGCTCTACAAAACTTTCATAAGTTGGTATGTATTTTGAAAGCGCCGCACGTTGAGCCATTGCAGCTTCATGTAACTGCGTCTCATTCATCTTCTCTACATCTGATATTGTAAGTTTATACGAGTCTCCTAAAGGATTTCCTTCTCCTTTATCAGTAACGAGAACAGAACCAACATGAGCAGCGTATAAAAATCTGCTACGCCACCAGCCTGAACCAGCGTGAGGATACGGTGGCGAAAGAATTCCCCAGTGTCTATTGTAGAACTCAAGAACGTCTTGCTCCGTATCAAATCGCTGTCCACCGAGCTTTTTAATAAGCTTTCTACTTCCAACTATTTCAACTGGCCAATTAAAGTTTTTCTTTTCTAGCCAAATATCGTGTGGCATTAGCGCTCCAAGCACCCATGCTTTCTTTTTAGTGTCTGGCGCATTTTCTATTACTGCCTGAAGCGAAGGAATAACAGTTGGTGTTGGGTCAAGAGCTTCTATAGGTCCAACTTCTTTTGGCATACGTTTACGCACTACTGATCTGTCTCCAAACGAGTACATAGGGCACACAGGCACCATACCAGCTTCCCAGCGAGCAGCAAGGAGATCTATTGCAGACTGCACTAAGCGTTTTTCATAAGGTTTTATATTTTCGTCATTGTCCATCATGTAGTAACGTTCTATGTAACACTTTTTAGCAGCGTCAGGGTTTAGCTCTCTAACACGTTCTAGTGCTGCTTCTATATCTTCTCTGCTAAAGTACGTAGCACCTTCGTCACCGCGATGATCTGTTCCAACAAGTAAATGTTTGTAAAGCATTGCTGGTTTTCTCATAAGAGCACGCGCACCATTGAATACAGTATTAAATTGCCAGTCGTCAAAAAATCCTACACAAGGTATACCAGACGACAGCGCGTAAAGCGCTCCCATAGCTCCTTGTCGGCCATTTAAAGAATTTAGTGGAGCAAGATTTATCCATAAAACATCATAAGAAGATAAATCTTCACCTGGAGTAATTTTTCTCCAGTCTACTTCATGCCCTGATTCACGCAGTGCTTTAACGATAGATGCTGGCACATCTATCTTTTGTATAGTGCGTCTTTCAGTGTTTATTTGTAAAGCAGTAAACCCACTCATAAGAATTTTCACTTACTACCTTCTTTCTTCTTTAAGTTGATCTGGAACGCCATCTGTCACTGCAACAGATGACGAACCAGACTAACTCAATGAGTTATTTAGAACGGTGATGCCGGAGGAGCTGCAAGCGCTGGTTCTTCAGCGCGAGCAGGAGCTACTGCTGGTGCAGGTGCTGGTGCAGGTGCTGGTGCAGGTGCTGGTGCAGGCGCTGGTGCAGGTGCTGCAAAAGAATCAGTTGCAGACGCTGCCCCTGCTGGAAAATACATTTTAATTTCGTTCTTCTTTTGTCCTTGCCATACACGAGATCCAACTTGTGCACGAAAGGCGCGTCCCTGCATTGCTTGCTCGATTTGAGCGTTAGACGGGCTTGAAGCAAAGAAGTCACGTCCTAAGCCTAAAGCGCCCATCTTACGGAAAAACATTCCAAGAGCAGAAGAATTGTCTGGAGTAACGACAAGGTTATCCCAGACCAGACGCTTAGAATGTGCTCCATTTTGCACTTGTGCCTTTACAGCGAACATTGTCTTACCAGATTGCGAAACCTTTGCGACAGCTTCAACAATCGTAAGATCATAGTCGCCATCTGGCAGTGGTTCGAAACTAGTACCTTCTCCAGCGTCTTTTACAAGATCGCCCCAATTAAGTGTACTCACTATATATACCTTTCTCTCTTGT